CACAAAGAACCGTGTCTGCCGCAAACGCTTCGCCAGTATCAACAACTGTATCGTCAAGAGTCAACGTCAGCGCGACCACAATTGCGACCAGGGTCCCGTCAATGCCGGTCTTGTTTGCACCGGTTGTCGGTTGAAACACCAAAAGCTGATCACCGGCCACGAAGCCGTCTGTGATCCAACTTCCTGAAGACCTTGTAACTGTCGACGGACTCCCTGTTGCAAAGGTGGGAGTGCCATCGCCAGCACCGGCGGTAATCGCGGTAACATTACCACGAAGGCCCAACATCTTATTCAATAGTCCTGTTGATCGTCTTAAAGCCATTTTTCAATCCTCCTTTAAGGATTCATGGTTGCAACATACTTGTCTTCATAGACCAGGCCGGCGCCGGTTAAAGCGTTCGGCAAGACCAGCCTGTCTTCGGTAAGATTTAGAATATGACCCTCTGGCCCACCAACGCATACACCCTCTTGAGACAGCCAGATAGCGTATTTGGTGCCGCCTTTAGGGGAAATGGTGACCACACCCTGGGATACAGCAACGCTCCCGATAAACTTGCAGTCAGTCCCCTCTACGGCGGGATAGTCGGTAACCGATGACTCAGCAAGCTCGACAGAGCTTGGCCCTTGCATAAACAGGACCTTCTTCTCGGTACCAATGTAGAGGCCGTCAACAACGGGCCTGATCATGTTAACATTGTTCTCGAACGGTAAAAGATTGTTGGCCAGGTCATAGGTCGAGATATCGAAGCCATCGCTTGCCCAGATCGTCTTTCCCTGAACGATGTACATCTGGCCATTGTAATAAGCCAAATTCGTTCCGGTTGGAGGATCGGAAAGGACGCGCTTCGTTTCCGGACCCACATAGGTCCCCATGTCCCAGGTGTAGCTCGTATAGTCGCCCTTCCTTACCTTCCCGCGCTCGTAGCCATTCATGTAATAAATGACGTTATCGACTTGCTCGTACCGCATTCGAGCGTTGGGTGTAAGGCTCCGGACGGACGTAGAGCTATAGTCTGAATGCAAGAAGCATAGCGCTCCCTGGCCGGCCTCCTCTTTAACAAACAGGCAGTCACCGCCATCGCAAAACATACTGTGGACATCGGCGGTCACGCGCTTAGTGTAGCCTTTGCGCCTGGATATCCGCTTCGAGTCCTCCACAACGACATTGGAGACAGCGGCAAGATCTGAAATCCCCGTCTTCGGGTTATAGCTCAACCTTGCCGGATCCTGTTTGTTGTTCAAGCCTGTGGAGCCGGTAAAAAGAGTGGCGAGTTTAGCCATCTTTCTTTTCCTCCGGCGGTTCAAATTTAAAGTCGCCGTCTACCTGGAAATCAAAGCTTTCGATCTTCTTGTCCTTGATAGATATGTCCATCGCTATCTCGTTGGCAAAAGCCACCTGGTGCATCAGAAACACACTCAAGTATTGCATAAACCTATTGACGCTTGCCGCGGACTCGTCCATCTCGGCCTTAACTTCTGGCGGAATTTCCGGCCTTGCTCGTTTCTTGTTGTCGTTGCTGCCATTCTCGTTCATATAAGGTTCCCTTCGTCGTACTCGTAATGAATTGGCCTTGCATCTGGCAGTCCCACAAACGTCTTTAGTTCTGCCAGGGCGATGCCGAACAGCCTTTCGTACTTGTCGGTGTTCGGCGTTTTGCCAGTTTCGTCATCCTCGATTTCTTTAAAGGCATCCCAACAGACAAAGCTCACAAGCAGGTCTTCTTGCAAATGCTCCGGAATACCGTCCGGCCCGTCTTTTGTGTTGTCTTTCATGGCAACGGGCTTTCGGTAATAATGGAGATCCAGAGTGTCCGCGGTTGAGGGAATGCCCTGGTAGTACAGGCGGTCCCCCCTAACGCACACGTCATAAATGTCGCTTGCTTCGTCCATTCTGGGATACTTCTGAAGGAACTTGATCCATGATTCAATGATGTTGATCTCTCTGTCCTGGCCCTGGCTTGCTACAAAAAACAAAGCCTTTTCCTTGCCGACATGAAAAGCGTTGACGGCGGTGGCGGGAAGGACAACATATGGATCGCTCCCTGTCTGAACCGTGGCTGACGTTCGAAGGTCGGGGAGTTCCGCCAACGTGGCGATCCTCCCCGTTCCTTTGTTTAGCTTGGCCAAGACAACAGGATGAGTGTACGAGGAGTCCATTATAATCCTGGCGGCACGTTCTATGAGTTCCTTGTTTTCCATTAAGGCACCCTACAATGTGGATCCAACTCGAACCCTATGCTCACCAAGCCCACCGTGGCTGCAATAGACAGGGTGAACGTAAGGATGTCGTCGGTTTCGTTAATGTAATTTCCATTGGTGGTATCAGCCACCCATGTTGCCTCTTCACCCGCGGAGGGGGCGTCCCCAAAAGTGGCCACCCCAAGGGTCTTGGTGTCCGTCAAGTTGACGACTGTGATGGTATCAGCATCACCGATGTCGCCGCTTGCGATGCCCCATAGACCCCGAAAGGTGTTCCTGTAATCACATTTGTGATACTGAACATTTACCGCGGTAGTAGAGGCAACGAAATCCTTTGTAAATCGGATATCTTCGTCCACTGTGTCACCTCCTTCGATTTAAGGTACCCTTGACTTGGGATCCAGTTCGTAGCCCATGCTGACCATGACTGCGGCCGTGCATTGGGTTATGGTGAACGAAAGAATGTCGCCAACATCACAGACATAGTCACCATCGGTGACATCTTTCACCCAGGTGGCCTCATCGCCCGCCACCGCGTCATTGGCAAAGGTGGCGACACCAAGCGTTTTTGTGTCCGTCAAGTTGATAACCGTGACGGTTTCGGCTGTCCCAGGATCGGCGCTACAAATAGCCCAAAAGCCCCGAAAGGTGCATTTATAGTCGCACTTGTGATATGCAACCACAGCCCCACCCACAGAGGCTAACAGGTCTTTTGAAAACCGGATATCTTCGTCCATTGTGATATCTCCTTTCTTAAAAGTTGGAGGGACCGTTGCCGGCCCCAATGATTGCTATTAAGCCGGCTCGGTCAGGTTCGTGTGCCTAATGTGCGATTTCCGGTGGTTCGTGGTCAACTGGCCAAGCATTCTCTGATTGGCTGTCCACACGTCCGGCTGATCCAGATTGGCTTCCCACACCGGCGGCGTAAAGTTGTACGCGCTGTGAGCGCGAAGCCGCATATAGCGCAGGTTCAAACAGTCGCAGTAGGTCGCGGTCTGCCTGTCGTCTGCAACGACGGGCTGGCCCTTGAACAAAACATTTTCAAAGCCGGCATCAGCCAAGTCGACATCCTTATATCGAGCCTGCACCTGGAGGGTTCTTTCGAAGCCGTCCTTGAGCAGATCTGTGGTGATATAAAGGTTCGGTTTGTCCGTGTCGTTCTGGCCGATGTTTGGCGTTCGCCTACACTTCTGAAGAGTCTTGAAGCTGATCGGCTCTGCTGTCGTGATGACGTTGGCCTTCCAATCGCCCATGTCGTCCTGGGCGATCTCGCCGTAAGCGGTGCCTCCGGCGGTGTTGAAGAGGTTGCCAAGACCCAAGAACGCATAGCTGTCGGCAGCACTCGCATAGATGTCGGTACCCATCTTTTTGCGAATGGTTTTCTGAATATTTTTGATTTTGGCGTTCGCCAATTTGACCATCGCTGCCCTGCCGGCGTTCTGGATTTTGTCGTTAAGATCGATTGTGTTGCTTGCGAAATAGCCGGCCCATCTGAAACGAGCGGCATTCAAAATGTCAACCTTGGCCTGCGCGATTTTCGTCACGTTGCCATAGGTCCCCGAATTTGACTCGGCGTACTCAAGGATCACGCGGATCTTCAGTCCACCATCGACAGTTTCGGAAGCTTTCACAAGCTCATTTTTCAAGTTGCCGTTACCCAGGAGCTTCCACAACAGGACATTGTCCAAGAAGTAGATATCGGTGGTTCCTCGCTCCCAGTAATCGAGGGTAATTGCATTCAGTTCGTCTAATGTTAAGGCCATTGGTTGCTCCTTTCTATTTAGGTGGCCTCACCCCTCATCTTGCTAATCGTACCAAGTTGAATCTTCTCCAACTCGTCGTCAGATACAGGGGTTTGCCTTGTTGGTGTTCTTGGTGGTACTGCCCCTGGTTCGTCCAAGACTTTTTCTGTTAGCTCCGTTCCTTTCTCAAGCTTCACTTGAGCGTCCATCCCTGCCTTGTGGGCCTTGGTTTCCCTGTCCATAAGGTAGGCCATGGTTGGATCAATCAGCATCGGATTGTCGGCCATGTACGTCGCGGCCTCACCGGAGTCGATAAACTCCTGGTAGTCCGGATACTTCTTGTGCCACTCCTTCTCGGCGGTTTGCGCGTCCCTGTCGAGCAAAAGCTCTTTCGTCTTTTCCTCGGCAATCTTAACGGTTTCGGCCGCCGTCTTCTCGGTAATAAGACGGCCCTGCTCTTCCATGCCTTCAGCTATTGTAAGGCTGCCATCGTCAACCTTTGTACGGATTTCCTTGAGTTGTGCCTCATAGTCCGTCTTTGGTTCAGGCTCGGCGGCTTTCTCCGCCTTCGTAAGCTTGTCGGTCAGGTCGGTCTGCGTCTTTCTCAAGCCCCCCACCTCAGTGCTTTGCTCCCCATATTTGGTTTGGAGCTTATCGTAGGCGGTCTTAAGTTCCGCGGGAGTTTTAAAATCGCCAAGATCTACCGCGTCGTCCTTCTTGATGGCGTCGTCACCGGCCTTGTCCGCGGGATCCGCGGGGGTCTTCGTCGGTGCATCAACCGGAGCTACCTTGTCGTCATCTTTTTTCGTACCAGGCATTTCGTCCTCCTTTGGGGCCTCCTTCGAGGTTGTCCCGTTAAAATAAAATGGTTAGCGGGTGCATTGCTACATTATCCGCCTTCTCATGGTCCTATGTCGTGCTTCGTTAAAAACTCCTTCGCCCTCTTGAGCGGTGGCCTAATGGCCCTGCCAAGCTTCTCCTCTGTTTTTGTTTTGTCCAGAGAAGGCCACTTGTCAATGGCACCACTTTGCTCATAGCGGACAAGCCGCTGATAGAGCTTGGAATCTTTAATGAAGTCCTTTTTCTTTTTCCGGATCTTTGGCCTGTCCTTTGCGGCCTGAACTAATGTTCCCATATCGTCCTCGCTAAAATGTGCCGTATGGATTTATTTTTCTTTCAATCGGCTCAACCTTGTTTCTTTTTAGATGGTCCTCGTATTGCCCTCTCGTCGTTATCGGGCGCGGGTCGTCGCCCTGCAAGGCGTCGTTAACGCTTTGGTCAAGCCACTTCGGCGTGTCCGTGTGGAAGCCGCCGTGGCCGTCAGCGATAATCTTGACAGAGATGTGTCCGCACTTGGTACAGACGCCCTTCTTTGGTGCGTCGGCGAAGCTACAGATCCTCTCGTCAATGTTCGTGCATTTCAAGCATTCATAGTCAAATATTGGCATTAGCTACGCCCTCTGGCTTACTTTTGGCGATGATCGCACTTCAGCGGGAGGCGTTACGCCTTGGACAGCCTTTACT